CTTACTCTTTATTATTGATTAAAGTTTCTATTATTACCTCATAGCCATTTGTTGTTTCCGTGTGGTTGTCTGTTATTTCTGCAACCACTTCACCATTATTGCTATTGTTTACAACTTTTATACTTTTTATAATTTGACCTTTAAACTCCATAGGATCACCTCTAAATTTTATTTTTTACGTTTTTTACTACATGGAGCGGATTATTTAGGTCTTTACCAGCATACAGCGAGCATCTTTCGTTTATGCATACTAGTTTTTGATTAGAAAAAGCCTCCGTGTTTATAATGTTTCCTGTTACTGTGGTTTCTGTTGTGTTTTCATTGTTAACTATTTTGGTATCATGCTTGCACATTGGACACTTCACCAGTTGCACCCCCTTGATTAATTAACGATATAACAAACTTTTCTTGTTCTTCTGGTGGCAACTGTTTAAATTGTTCTTGTAATTCTGGCGGTTGAGTTGCCATAAATTGTACCATTAGCTTAAACATGGCTGTTTTCTTTTCTTGTTTAGCTTCATCACCACCGCCAAGTTCTTCAATGAGTTTCTCTTGTTCCGGTATGATGTTAGCTGGTAAACGTTCTACATATTGCAAACCATTAATAACTTGCTTATCGTATAGGTCACCCAATGCATCTATTTGAAGCAATTCAGACCATTGCGTTGATGCTCCTACGTCTATTTTAGTCTTTAGGTAAATATCTTTAAAATCCGTTCCTTGGAATGCAACAACTTCTTCTTCGCCGTCTTCCTCAACTAATACTTTCCTAACCATATTGTATTTATTTTGATAATAATCTAACCAGATTAAGGCCACGTCTTCAATGTACTGGAAAAATTTACGTTTAACCATTTCAAGAGGTACACCAGCAGCCTTTTGTTGTGCTATAATCGCTCTAAAGTTGTCTGGATTGGCTTCACCAGTAACGTTTTGATTAACCCCCATTAGATCCTTAGTTCTATTAATACCGTCATTAATCGACTTATCAACGTCAATAGTCATAGCTGTAGGTTGTATGTAGCTAATTGAATTAGATAAATTAGCACCTGGTTCAGCGTTTACACCAGTGACCCCGCCAATTGTATTAGTAAAACCAGCCATCACAGATTTATTGTAAACAACTTTAGGTATTGCCATTAATTGAGCGTGTAGATGTCTCATAGAGGCTTGTTTATTAGCTACCTGTTGGTTTGGAACTATAGCTGTAACCGGAGAATTGCCATATATAAACCGCTTCCTACTTTCCCACGGGAATATTGCAATAGGGTATAGCTTAAGGCCCGTATTAGTAGGTTTCTTTATAACTACTTCAGACGTTACTTGTGTAAACCATACTGTACCTTCTTGTTTCCAAAACTTAGTTATAAGGTCTGTTTGATTCGAATTAATCTTATCGCTATCCTGTTCGTTGTTAGCTTTGTCATACGCTTCATAAGTTGTAGTTTCATTGCCTTTAATAAGTTCTATTTGTTGTTCTGGTATACCGTTAGCCTTTGCCTTTTCTTTAACTTGCTGTATAGTCATTCTTTGCGACAGCATAGTCCAATCTTGCTTTTGGATTTTAACCTCATTAGGATTAGATACGTATATTTGTACTGAATCAACTATTTCACCGTCAAAATCACCTTTGGTTACAAAGTCGTTACCAGTTACAATATCATCGTCCCAGAACCAATGCGATCCACCAATGCCGGCTAAATAAGCATCTAATAATACTTGTTCATTCATAGCGTCCATTTTAACACGTTCCCAATTACGCTTATCCATTTCAGTAAACGCTTGTGCAGCTTTGTTAACTTGGTCGTTTTCTTTGCTTAGTTCGTCAGCACTACGATTTATTGTTATTTGTTGCGACATTACAGTCGATACTTGCGTCTGTGCTACTTGCTTAATAAAGTTATAAACAGTCTTAGGAAGTTTATTGGATCCACCGTTAGGCCATTGCTCACTTGCGTAGTATTTTTCGTTACGTTCTATAATCCTGTAAAGATTTTCGCTAGACTTGTAATTTCTACCGTTCTGCAACTCCTTAAACACTAATTGCGGTTGTACTTTTACTTTTGGCAATTTCTACACCTCCTCAAATCCATCATACGTTTGTAATTCTCTAGCCATTTCGTTATATTTCTCAATAGCTTCTTTCTGTTCTTTCATTTGCTTTAACAACTCAGCTTCTTGCTCAGGTGTTAACTTTTGCTCTCTAACTATCTGTATTTTATCTTTACCTATGGCCCAGCCTATTACACCAGAGAATAAGCATAATACAATTACATTGAGTATTAACATATAACCTCCTTCTACCAATCATCACTGCCGTAGTTTGCAAATTCGTCACTTACTAGACTATTGCTTGTATTAGACTTTTCTCCAAAGAACTCACCGGCAATAGTTCGGTTATTGTTTCCATAGTCAGGTACCCTCGTTTGTTGTCCTGATATTTCGTCCAGTATACAATCAGCTATTAATAAATCATCATGTTTACCACTCATTGCGTCTGGTCTTCCGTCCTTATCATATACAAAAGTTAACATTTCTTGTAGCGTTGGAATATCTCTTATTAGATAAAGATACTCTTGGGTTAAATATATTTCCTTGTCTATCATTCTTGGTCTAGTTATACCATCTGTTTTCCATCCCACTTTACCCTTTTGAGTTTCGCCATGGTAACCTTCTGGTTTTTCACGATAGTATAGCTTGTAGTATTTCAATCTTATTAGTTCTTCTAACGGTGCAGTGTTGAAGTTCATTTCTATACCAATTAACGATTCGTTAAAATATTTACCCATACAATACATTTGCCACGTATAAGGCTTGGAGTTATTCATTTGCATTTCTAAAGTAGCAACTCTAAACCTATTGGTATTGTCCATAACTTGACCCGTATAAGAGTCTTTACCTTCACCTTTAGTATCTCCAGCTATTACGTATGGAAAATGTGGCTTTCTATCTTCGTATATCCTTATATAAGGCTTTTGCTCCGATTCTATAAATCTTATAGTAGAATCTATTATTTTATCTTTGTACTCTTCATCTCGCCACTCAAAATCAAAATATCCTGTTTTGTAAGGAGTTTCTAATTGCTTATCTTCTAAATATTTTATTCTTTTAGCTATACTTTCTACATCAAACACAGGAGTACCACTAAATAAAAATGCTTCTTCTGGAGTTGTAGGGTTTTCTTGCTTCATTACGTTAAGATTGCCAGAACACTTAACTTTCCATGTGTGACGCCACCAAGCCACTCGCTCTATAGGTAATTTTAAGTCTTCGTACAACCATTTTTCATATTTCGTCATAGTATTAATAAATTCTTTTTTATAAATAACTTCTCTTTTGTATTCTTCGTGATTGTACCAAGCTAAAAATATAGGTGTAAATCCACTTTCGCCTTTTACAGCTTTGTCCCATTCATCTTTAAAGTCGTTGTATCCTCTAGCGGTGGATTCAATAATAACCCATGTGTCCAAGTCGTCAGGTACAGCTTGCATGATCCCAGCTAATTGCATATGTGGTGCTTTATCGTCTGATCCATCCCAAAAGGCATACTCTGATAAATGGGCATAGTGTAAAGCTTCAGAACGACCTATACCATCACTACCAGCAACTTGTACAGTTATACCACTGTGCAATCCTTTTTTATCACCTTTATAGTGTAATGGCGTATCAAATATAAGTTCTTTAGCGTTCGAAGCTCTGCTTAATGGCTTTACTCGTTCGTCTAAATTGTCATAAAGATACTTGGTTTTACGGAATATCTTCTTTGTTGAATCGGTATCATGCGAAACTATAAGACCGAAGCGGTTATCCTTAGTTGTCGTGTTGTACATCATTCGTCCTTGTGAGTCTGTAGTTATACCCATTTGTCTTGATTTAAGTATTATAATCCTTGGTGGTATACCTTGATCTCTAAGCCTTTGTATTTCCGCTTCAATTATGTTCTGTGCATTATTCTGTTTAAGTTTAATCTTATCCCCTGTTTTATCAGTTATCCACAGGAAACGTTCACTATACTTATGATATACTTCTTTAGCTTCGTGATCTTGCTTAAACCTAATAGCGTTAGCCAACTTTAGTTTTTCTTCTTTAGTCATAATCTCACCTACTTCTATTATACATGCAAAATTCTAGGCATGCAAAAAATTATGCACCTGTGATAAAAAAGAAGAGAGCTGTTTAAGCTCTAATCTTCTCTCTATATTCTTTTAGTTTATCTATAGCGTCTATAACACCGCCATATTGCCCTTGGTCATAACCATTCTTGTAACCTTCCTCATACCCCACAGCCTTACCCTTGTTAAACTCTTGTATAGCTGTTCTGTCTAGGTTTTCCTTGTAGCTTAGTATAGTTTCATTTGCTTGTTGTAGCTTGTCTAATAATATATTATGCGCTTCTAGGAAGTTAGCACCAGCTTGCTTTAATTCTTTGTCTAGGTCTTCTTGGGTGTATAGTTTTTCTTCAGCAATTGATTTATCCCAAGCCGTTTTAATTCTATCGTATTCTTTATCAGTGTCTTCCTTTTCTTCTTCAGCTATAGGAGGCAATGTTGGTTTGAAGTTATTATTATTTATTGTTCCATTTAATTCACCAGTAACAACAAGCATAATTTTACCGTTATCATTAGATAAAACCCGTTGTTTAAACTTATAAAATACATGCTCCACCCATTCCCCATGCTTTATGTTTTGCATAGTTACTCGCTCGTAATCATCAAATAAATCTTCTTTTGATTTTCCGTCTTCATGACCATTGTAAAATCTTATGCGCACACCGTAACTTCTTGTAGATATTATTTCACATAAAAAACTATCATTTTTATTTCTCCATATCTGCCCTACCTCAACAACAGGTTCATATGCTTTCTTAAAGTAATCCTCACACTGCTTAAGTTCTTCTGCCTTTGATTTAGGTATAAATTGAGTTCGTGCTTCCTTTTGTTCGTGCTGTTCTATTAGATACTCAGCCATTGAACATATTAACTTACCTGTGGTGCTATGTGGCATGCTGTATTCTTTTAAATGTCTTTTAATCTTCTCTATCATTAGTATTCACTCCCCTCAAACTTACCAAACAAACTTTCCTGACAATGCACCCTCGC